AAACTCTGTTGGTAATACAGTTGCAATTGCAATCACATTCTCACCAAGTATGTTCGGCTCTTTAAGATATGCAAACTTTACCTTCTCACCATCTTTAATGATTTCATACTTTTTTGTAAGACCTCTAGTTCGCAGTTGATGGTTATACAACAACGTACCTCTAACGTGTATCGGTGTTGCCTTGATGTAAATATCTTTTGATGACTTGTATTTGCTAAGTCCTTTAACACCTCTAGGAAATGCAATCTCATTAAAAGTCAAAGTTTTAAATACTGTACGATAATCATCAATACACTTTATAACGGTTTGTTCATCTGTAGCAATAATGGTTTTTATGAGTGCTTGTATATTCTCCCGACACCATTGTGGCGTAGAACTTCTTACACTTTCAATACCCATTATTTTTAGTTTTGGTTCTTTGTATCTTACACCCTCTGAATCAAACACATTTAGAATATATCGTTTCTTAGCTGTCCAGATACCTTTATCGGCAATCGACTCACGTTTCATCACCATCTTCTGCTCAAACGAATTTACATACGCATGAAGGTCTTTATAAGACTCATCAATATGTGGTTCAATTTTATCTTTACACATTTTGTCCAAGAACGTGATAACCTTTTCAGTATCCGCTCCCTCTCCCCACACTTCATTAACCAGCTTATCAAAAGTGATATATACGCTGTCTGTATCCGATGCGATAACATAATCCGTATCCCCCGTTTTTAGTAAATCATTGATGAACTTATTTATATCTTTCTCAATCCATCGAATTGATAACTGGCCGGACATTGTGACTGCCTCGGCCTGTTCTGGAGAATAATACAAGAAATATTGGTTTGCCAACGCACCATAAGCACTATTCAAGAGAATCTTTTTAGCCATCTGAGCATTATTGTATTTTGATATATTATTTACAACTTCCTGTTTACTTTTGTAATTCCCATCCTCTAACCTCTGCTCCTCTGCAAGCATCTTCTTTTTATATGTCACCCTATCGTCATACATCGTTTTCATAAGTTTAGGAAGAAATCCTTGAAACTCATTTGTAAAATGCTGACCATTCGGGGTCAAGGTCATATTCATTTCTTTGAGATAATTTGTATCATACTTTTGATCTAACAAACCATTCACACCATCTTTATATTTTATCTGAAGCACTTCATCATGCGAGATAGTTTCAGGGCTGATGTTATACTGCTGAATCAAATGTGGATAAAGTGAATTCAAGTCAAACGATACAACCCACTTATGCAGTCCAATATGGGGGTCTTTAACATATCCACCTTCAATGCTTTTAGAATCACCACGGTTTCTTTTGTTGGGAGTAGCAATGTTTTGATCTTTCAAGAAATTGTATATAATACATTCCCACGTTTTAACAGGTGAGAAAACATCTTCAAAATTAATTTGTGATTCATAAGCTATGGTTATAATCAAATCTAACAACTTCATCTTATCATCAAGTTTCTTTACAATCTCAACGTCCTTGATGTTGTATTCGATAAACTTTTGATAATCAGTTTTATATAAGTTATAACCAGCAACTGCGTCATCAGTAATCTTACCCATACCAAGCTCGACCTGTCCTATATAGTCCAAGCGATACGACTCTCGGTTTTTGTAAGTATACTTTTTATACAAATCTATATAATCTAAAATAGATACACCGATGATACCATAGTATTGATTCTCTCTACCAGCAATCACAACATTCTTTTCAAAGACTTTGTTGATGGGTGAAAGTAGTTTTTGATTCAAACCCAAATACATAAGGCGATTAATGATATAAGGCATATCAAAAAACTTACAGTTCCAGCCAGTGATTATATGAGGCGGATTATCTTTCCACCAATCTAAAAAGAGCTGCATCATTTCTTCTTCGTTATCACAAAGAAAATATTTAATTGTTTTTTCGGGATCGTTTGGAGTATACTCACCTGTGCCAAAAACATAATAGATATCTTTAACACTATTATGAATCGTCAATGATGTAATGGGTGAATTAGCAGAACGTATATCTGGAAAACCTTCATCAGATGCAACCTCAATATCAAGGGTGTAAATAATAAGTTTAGACCTATCCCATTGTATATTAGGATAAGTTTCAGATATGTATTGAGATACATAACTCTTCGAGCCATGAAAGGCAAAGTTGCTTACGTTATCGTATTGCTCAACAAAGTCTTTGCAATCGTTTATAGACGGAAACTTTAAACTCGCTAAAGGTTTATTGTCTAGGGTTTTGAAAGTAGCTTTCTCTGGTGGGCATGGAACATATAGTGTAGGTTCAAAGGGGACATATTCAGAATACTCCTCACCCTTGCTATCTATATCACGCACATAGATTTTATTTTGGAACTGGCCAATATAGGTATAGAATTTCATAGTATATATATTATATCAAAAAAAGGTTCACATTACAAGGAAAAACTTTACGACAATAAACCCCCAGCATCAGAAGGAATAACAATACCTGAACCGTATATTCTATTATATTCGGTAGCTATAGCTTCAGCAGCTGTAGCTATAATCAAAATATGTTCTGATTTTAGGGTGTAGTCTTTATCTTCGGAATATGGTAGCCATGGTTGGAACGCAATCTGTTCTTTGCTCACGGGAATCATAACAACGGGATTCTTTATAATACTTTTCTGTTCATTAAAATCACCAAACAATTCTTCCCCACTTGTCAACTTCACAATTTTTACAATCATCAAACTTCTCCTTTTTCAATTTTGGTTCTAATTTCTCATCAGATAGTTCAGCATCATTACCTAGTTTATCCTCAACTCTTCTATCAATCATATTACCAAGAGCACCTGCCAATGTATTAGCAGCTAATCCACCAATAGAACTACAGCCTGTTTGTAAAAATATCATAAAGAAAAATATCATTTTCATAGTGCGAAATCGTCATCCATCTCAAACGTCTTTTCTTTTTTAGGTTCTTTGGTTGTACGGATTCCAACATTACCAATTGTATATTTAGCTTGCAAATCCCATTCAGACTTTTCACTGAATGGTAGAATTTTCATCTGTCGGATTGAAGTAGTTGGCTGTGCTTTTTCAGGTGTAACGATTTCAACTAAATCCCATTCGTGTAAAAGATTTACAACTGTATTTCTGCGTTCTAAATCGTTCTCTGAAATATTAGTAGGTTTACCGTCAAGAGCAAAGAGCTCTTTAAAGTGAACAATATAATATTTTCCCTGCTTGTGGAGTATATGGCAAGATTGAAATAACTTCTTTTCTCTTCGTGAAGCTATACCAATTCGTGTGAGGGTTTCTTTAACTTTTAAAAAATCATCGTCTTCTTTCAGACGAACTTCAATCATATCTTCAATAGACCATTTTACATTTTCAACATTCATCTCATACCCCTTTCAATTCAAATAAACATTATATAGCCATTTTTAATAACTATACCTAATATAGTTATTTATAATATTATGAAACACCACCTTTAAACATCCTATCTTTGATATTTATAATATCTTTGTCAGATAAAACTGACAACGCACTAAGTGCTTTCTGATTACTGTAGTTAAAATACTCTTTAACCATTTCCAAGTGTTCAATCTTTTTAGACTTAGACCAGAACTTCTTAGAACGCTTCTTCTTCGGTATAGAATGATGAAGAAAATCATAATGAAATCTATTGCTTACATCAGTATGAACATTCATTTCATTAACATAACCTATCAAATCGCCATGATAAGATAATGAGCGATTGATAAGAAATGTTTTGTATTCTTTCATCTCACAAGATTCAGCTTCATACCTTTCCTTACTGGTCAAGTCGTGTGCTAAATCAAATGGTGACACCTTTTTTACTTTGACCTCTTCTACTTCATCAATTACAATATCATTACCAAATAGGTCTTTATTCATTATTCGTCATCCTCTAACTTAGGTGGCTCATCAACGTGCCAAGGTTTCCAATGTGCCTTCAATGACTTATCGTATGGATTCCAGTTAGCACCTATCAACTTAGCAAGAGGATTTCGTTTAACCTTCTTAACCTTCTTACGGGTTTCCATCGTGTCTTCCATATCCATGTCTTTCATTTCAGGATTCATCCCAAAGTCACGGCCAAACTTCTTCTGCCAATCAAGCTCATCTTGCATATCACGCTTCAATCTTCGTTTATCCTTTTCCATTTCATCAAGAAACGTATCTTTATACTTATTCATACGTTTTCTGAATTCATTAACCCGTTGAAGTTTTTCTTCCCCTTCTTCTGGAGAAAGATCATCTGAAAGCTTTTTACGTTTTTCGATAATCATTTCTTTTGTACCGTCATCCAATACTTCCCATTTCTTCATTAGAATCATATTCAAGTTGTGAAAAATACGATTATATAATTCTTCATTCTCCAACGCAGATACTAATGCTAATACAAGTGAAAATGTTTTACTTAAATCTTCAACATCACCCATATATCCATCCTCAGCACTCTCAAGGTCATGGCTAACCATTTCAATCGTACCATCTGCACGAACTACTAACGCACTATCATCAAGTCCAAGCTTGATAAATAGATTCCCGTTTTCATCGTAACGTGGCTCATTCTCTTGATCTGGTTCATCGTTATCTTGATTTTCTTCGTTCATACCTGTACCCCCTTTACATAATGTATTTATAAAACTTATCACTTGTGTTAGAAATCTATGAATCACCTCATCTTGAGTTCTGAAAACCTTCTAGTATCATGCCAAGGAAATAAAATATTTTTGTATACTTGTTCGTATTTATAAAATACTTCATTATCATTCTTACAACCAAAGAATGAAAAAAATGAATAATCAGGATTATCAATAAACTCTGGCAACTGTTTAATTGCTGCAAATTGATTACCAGAAGCATATACCGTATCAATAACAATCAAACGTGGAAACAAAGGACAGCTGTCTGGTCTTAAATCCCTATCCTCTGTATAGTTCAACAACCACCTGGCTTTGTC